TGCAGCAACCGCAATCGCAATGAATCAAGCATGGACCGGGAGAGTATGCGGTGGAGTTAAGATCACTCTTGCAACTGCAACCGCATGGGCAGCAGACACAGGAATAATTAGAGTCACAATCCTTTATTCTTGAGTAATGCTTATGAAGAAGGACACACACACAGGAGATGAGCGACATGGCACTAACAGTCACACAAGAAGGCAGGAACTCGGTAGCAGGAAGCAGAATTAGCGCAACTTTCAAAGTTGTTCCAGACGACTCATGGCTTGCAGCAGGGGAATCTCTTGATCTTTTGAGCCTATCTTCAATCCCACTCATTGAAACCGTTCTTTTGGATGGCGGATCAACAGGATATGTTTGGCAGTATGATCGCACCAACAAAAAATTGCTTGCTTTTGAAGCGGGTGCAGATGGTGCAGCATTGGATGCAGTAGCAAACGCCACAGATCTATCAACTCACACGGTCTATATCACCGTGACCGGCAGACGTGCTTGAGGTTGTCGCCTTACGGGGTGGCAAAAGATGGCACGAATGGAAGTTGAAACATTAGATTTCACAGAAGCCTTTGACATTCAACAAAGGCGCAAAGTTCGCATGGCCGAATTAGCCAATGCAAGAAGATCTTCTGTCGCAGAAGATGATAGTCCTTTTTCTGATGAAAATATGAAACACGCTACACGTAAGCGTGTGCAGATCAAAGGCAAGGAACGCAAAGATATCCAAAACATTGGTAGTGGAACACGTTGCACAAGTTGTGGTGCGTTGCACTTCTGTTGGACTCCACGATGTGGAGTGTGCGGTGATCCTATGTCATTTAATTTAGGCCACCACTCCACACGGGGTGGCCGATAGTGCCACGCACCTTTTCACCCGGACATAGGCCAAATGCGCCATTATATCCCGAAGATCTTGTGTATTGTTCAGTCCAAGATGTTGCTGAATATCTTCAATTGCCTCTTCCCGATCCTGTGACATTGGCGGGAGATAGCGTTATTGACGGTGCGGATATCAAGTTCCCCATAACAGGGGCAGATTTTAGGAGATGGGGCTATGAAGCGACAGATTCTATCTTGGTGTATGACGATGATGATGCTATTGGCAAAACATACACCATAACATCAACCGCATCCGTAGGATCTGGTGGTCAAGTGTATCTCATTGCTGCAAAGGAGGGAGCAGAAACGTTCACTACGGCTAAAAATGCCTATCTTCAACACCAATCCGCATTTACCAATAGCAATGAGCGTGGGATCACAAAGAAGCACGTTCAGAACTTGATCAAGATCCGTCAAGATTACATTGATACAGTCACAAGACACGCTTGGAGGCCAAGATTGGTTGCAGAAGAGTATGTATCATTCACCACATTCAAACCGTTCCGAAGGCG